AAAGCATGCCCTGTATTACCAACACTGTCATAATGAAAATTTGTCACAGTTAAATCTGATATCAAACATCCGTCATTCAAAAGGAAAGCATCTTCACTCAGCGTGGATGTGCTGGGTTGAATTTTAACACTTCTTATGCTCTGACCTCGCACGGTAGTGTTGGCTGGCACAGTCAAAGGAAAATCTTCTGTGTATGTGCCTGGCAATATCATTACTAGATTGTTGCCTCCAGCTGCTGCAGCTTCAATCAATGCTTTTTCAACAGTGGCAAAAGCAAAAGTGGCAGTTTGTCCTGGATTGGTGTCCAATCCATTGCTGCTGACATAATAAGTGTTGTCTATGGGTTGGTTGACAGTTACACCACCTATAGTAACCAAATTAGATACAGCTATGTCTCCTGAAAAATTACCCAGTGCTGCATAGGTTTCATTCCATTGTTTGATGTTGGAAAGACCTATGTTGTAGGACATGTTGACATCGGGTATCAAATCAGAATCTATGTCAGCACCAATGGTCAAACTGTCTGTGCTGTCATCACCTATGGTGATATTGCCATCTGCTGTGATATCTCCTGTGGCATGTATGTTGCCATTCACAAACACATTTTTGCTGAACAAAACATCTCCTGTGCCATTGGCCTGTAGTTGAAGATCAGTGTTGGTGGTGTATGTGCCCAGCACATTGTTGTTAAAATATGTGTCACCCACACGTAATTGTGGAGTTTGAATGGTGCCTGCAGAAGTGATAGAAATGGGTCCTATCAGTGAAGATATTCCTGTGTTGTTGAATAGCATGTCACCTAAGGTGGCAGAATTGGTGGCTATGATATTGTTGGATAAAGTGATGCCATTCACCTGTAATGTTCTAGTGGGAGAATCTGTTTTGATTCCTATTTTTGATCCAGAATGGCTGATGTACAACAAATCTGTTTCAAAAGCCAAATCATCACTACGCTGCAGATTACTTTTCAGCAACGGTCCTGATATACGTCCTACTGGATTAGGCATGCGTCTCCTTGTTGTGTGTTGTATTTATTTTAGGCAGTGACAAAAATTATTTGTCGAAATTGTGCAACACAGTGACTGGTTTGCCCAAGGGCACTGGTGTGCCGAAATATATGTATAGATTATTACCCAGAGTGGCCACTTGCATGTAACCATTGGCTCTGGTGAGTGCGAACACTGGACCACCATATGAAGCACTGATGGTCAAATGAGTGCCATCTAGAATCTGTTTGACATAATAGGTTGTGCCATCCACTAGATTTCCAAAGTCTGTGCCTGTGAATGATATTTCTTGACCCACCTGCATGGCAGCAGTGGTCACCACAGTGATTGCGTTGCCCACTGAAGTTATGGTTCCTGCCACAGTTTGTGCTCCTGTAGCTGCACTGGCAAAACTCACTGTGCTGGTGGTGCATGCTGTGACTGTTTTCACTCCATTGTAACCCGCTGGAGTCACTCCTGCCACAGTGATTGATTGTCCCACATAAAAAGGTGCGTATGTTTGTAAGGCAAATGTAAGAGTAGCAGTGACACCGTTGCCAGTGGCTGCTGTGGTGGCCAAAGATTGAGGAGCATAAGTTTCTGTGGCAATGGTACTGCCTGAAGATTGACGACCATATCCATAACCTGCTGCCCAATTGCCTGCACCTGCTGCCGTGCCTGGATTGAACACAGATCCGCCCAATGAAGTACTGATGGTGATGGTGGTTCCTGTTGGTGCTGAAAGAATGTAGTAGATAGTGCCAGCTATGATATTTCCAATGTTGGTATCAAATATGATCATCATGTCTGCTGCCAATCCAGTGGAATCATTCACTGTAATTCTGTTGGTGGCTGAACTCACAGCAGAATAAGTGCCAGACTGTGCTGTTAGATTCACCAAACCTTCCACTGTGCTCACTGTGGCATAGCCTGGATCATTTTCATTGATGAATGTTTCATTGATTTCCAAAAAAGTTGGAGCCACTGAAGCCACTGTGAAAAATCCATTGTTATTAGTGGTACCGGATATGAAAATTGTTTGCCCCACATAAAATCCTGCATCAGAAAAATCCACAGTGCCCACGTTGTTGCTGAAAGCAGCAGATGTACCAGGAGCAAAAGCACCAGCACCAGGTTTGCCTGATGTGCTGATATCTGCCCAAAAAGAAATTTGAGCACTGTTGTAATAGCAAGGATTTTGAATGAAAATATAATTGGTCACTGGTATCTGCAGCACATTTTCCACCATGGTCAACACTTGTGCTGGAGCACTGGGCACTGGTGATACGGGATCGTTGGCATCCAAAGGACCAAACAAATGTTCCACATTGTCACCGTTGCCTAAATTTTGTGCGTTAATCAATTTGGGTTCGTCTGTTCTAAATTTTTTCCAACCTGGAGTACCAAATGCTGGGTTAGCTTCATATGCTTCAAAATTCTGTGTGGTGGTATTGTAACGTATCATGCCTTCCACTGGAGTGGGTCTAGCACCTGTGGTACCTTTGGGCAATAACAAAGCACTCACGCTGTCTATGGTGGCCAATTCAGATGCACTGTATTTTATGCCTCTACCGTTGAGTGAACTGGTGTTGGTGGTTTGTTTTTTTAGATATCGCATTACACTACAATGTAACTCACTGTCACCAGTAAGTCACCATTGGTGCCACCGTTTTGTTGAAATGACAGTTTGTCACCCGCCTCTAGGATAATTTTTTCACTGTCCATTATGAAAGTGTCTCCAGCTTCCACTGTGGCAGTATTAACAATCTTGTTCTTGTTGTCGTTCACTGCTTCTGTGTCTTTCACAGCATACAATGAAAATGTTGCACTGGATACTCCTTTGTTGCACACCAATATGGTGGTGAATGCCCAGCTCTCACTTGCAGAAACTTCAAATTCTACTGGTGATCCTGTACTTAATTGTGCGTTGTCAATAGCCATATGTGTTCCTAAAATATCATGCTAAAGAGCAAAGATCTATTTTTACTTATGATCTCGTCTCTTGTGTTAGTACTATTTACATAAAATAATCCGGTTTTGCCCGAGCCTTGAGCACCGGTATACAATTTTAAACCAATTCCGTCATATGAAGGACTTATTGCTGCTGTTTTAATCAGCAGTGTGTCATCAATTCTAACAGATTGTGCGCCAGTAGCTTGTAATATTAGATCTCCTCCTGTGCCTGGTGCTGACACTGTGGAATCTTGTATGCGTATTTCAGCAAGATTAATTTGATCTTGTAAAAAATCCACCTGATTGTCCAAAAAAGTATTTTTAAGAACACCGTCTATTTCGATGGTGGCTTTGCTGGTAGGATCGCCCAATGCTGTGTCGTACACTCTGACTTCTGTGTCTCCTCTTTCAATAAATGTGGGTGCCAGTGTGGATATGGCCAAAGCAATTTCATCATCCACATATTTTTTGTTGGGAATATGATTGGGAGCAGTGACAAATGTTTCATAGTTTACTTTGAATGCTGTGATTGCTCCGCTGCCGCCTGGTTGAATGGCTATTTCACCACCAGCACTGATGTTGTTGGTTCTCAAACCTATGGGATCAGAATTTTCAAATCTTAAAACAAATGCACCAAACTGTGATGCTGCTGTGGCTGGATTGTACCAGTTCAATGATTCATCATACAACAATTGTGCATCTACTAGATTGCCTCTGTCAATTCTAATGCCTGCTGTGCCTAATGTGACTCCTGATCCTGCTTCTTGATTGTTTATTACTATGATGTTGTCTTTGACCACCATGTTTTCTGATTCAACTGTGGTGGCATCTCCTTCTACAACTAAATTTCCTGTGATTCTTACTGTGCCTACTTGTAGGCCAGTGTCCAATGTGATTTCACCGCCGTCTTGGACTTTTATATTGTAATCACCATCTAAAACTCTTAAAAACTTTGACATCTGTTCTCTTTTGTTGGGGGGATTGCTCCCCCCACTTTTATTATATTGCTTCTAGATATATTCTTCCGTGTTCGCCTGCAGTTGAGTCATCGATCAAGTACCATTTGTACCTAGTTCCTGAATAACTGTTTGCTGTACGTTTGTTCAATTTTCTTAGCACTACTGGCTGAGTTTGATCTCCGTTTAAGTAGCCTGTCAATCTCATCTCACCTGCTGCTGCTGGTGTGCCTGACACTAATTTAGCTTTGATTATTGAACCGGCTCCTACAGATACGTCTTGTACTTTGTATCTTCTGGCTCCTACTTGTTTTACGATAAACACATCTGATTGATTTGATCCACCTATGTATGCTTCACATCTGATACCTTCAGCTGCGCCTACGTATGTGCCAAACACTTCTGTGCCTAGTCTGTCTCTTCTGACTGGTCTTCCCATTTGTTTTCTCCTGTAACGTTCTATGTTATACGCGGTGGGTTAAACCGCATAAACTTCAAAACTATTTTGAAGTAAACTTATTTATCTTTTGGAGAGTGTGGCTAATAGCTCTAGTTTTGAGAATGTTTTGAGGTGGTTTTCTGCCTGCAGCAGCACTATTCTGGCTTGTTCTCTAAAATGTTCTTTTTTGGTTTGACGATACTGCACCAACAGATCTTCACGTTTATTCATCAGTTTGTCTATGTGATTTTTTATGCGTTTGAGATCATGCGAAAACATGGGATGACGTTTGATCCATTCATCCAGCTGTTTTCTTTGAGCCATGTAGGCATCCAGCATTTCTTTTTCTGATTGATGATCGGCCATACTGTTATTTAAGTAATTTTTGTAGTTGTCTTGCACCATATGATATCATAAAATCTGCTCCAGCACGCATGAATACCTTCATGGTTTCCTGCAACAATTGTTCCATTGCACTGCTGGATTGTATAGCCACCCATTCACCTGAAGTTTGATACACTCCCACAGGTTTACCAGTGGCATCCATGATGGGTTTGATCAGATCAATGCTGCTCATACCAGGTTTGACCATTAAAAAATCTGCACCTTGTCTAGCATAATGTATGGAACTTTTCACAGCAGCGTCTCTGTCTTGCACATCCAATTGATACCAACGTTCAGTGTTGGGTGTGCTGTCCACAACCTGTCTAAAAGGTGCATACAAGGCACTGCGAAATTTGGTGGAATAACTCATAATGGTGCGATCAGTGATGGCTCTTATGGTGGCCACTGTGAAAGGTTGCATGTCACTGGGTGCTACTGTGTCAGCACCAGCCTTCACACATGTTTCAGCCAATTCTCCCAAATATTTTTGTGTGAGTATAGGATCATCTGGCACACAACAGTGAGCATCAATTCTTACCCCGCACAGGCACACATCTGTGATTAGATGTATTCTATTTTCAAATTTTTGTTTAATGGTGGATATGATTTTGTGGTGAGATTGCCAATCGGGTGTGTTGGTTTTTTGATTGGTGGTCACAAACAGTAAAAAATCTTTTTGACCTAGATCAACATCCTGTTCAATTCTGGTCAAGGCTGCAGACAGAGTATAACTGGCATTCTCTTGACCCAGCACAGTGGTGTGACTGTGATCCTGATCATTCACAAATATGGGTTGTATCAGTCTGATACTTGTTTTAATATTTTTTGGTGCACAAAACATATTTTGGTAACGATAGTATAAAGGATATTTTGATTTTGTCAATGATTGTGAAGTCAAAAAAAATGGGGGGTTTTTACGCCCCCCATTTTGAGTATTCTTTGCTGTCGATTAAGCGAAAGATAAGTTAGCAGTTGTTACTGCAACTTTAGCCAAGTAGTCAGCCGCGTTACCTAAAGATGACGCAGTGTTTGACAATTCTACGTAACCGTATCTTGTTAAGAAAGAAACAGTTGGTTCGAAAGTGCTTGGGTTAAGAACAACGCCTGAAGACATCAACGGAATGTATGGGCAGTAGAACGCAGGAGCATCTGCTTCAGATGAACCTTTGTATCCTACTAACACATCATCAGTAGATGAGTAGGTGTTAACGTATACTTTCATAGAGCTGTTCAAAGTTCCTACTAATTTATTGTTAGTTGGAGCTTCAAAAGTTCCTTCAGTTGTTCTTGCGAACGCTGAAGTTGTAGCTGATTGAAGTATAGTCAAAGCAGTTGGAGATACTACAGCGTAGTTTCCAGCGCCTCTTCTTGTTCTTTGTGCTATCGCGTTAGCCGCTCTGTTGATTAACACAGCAAGAGCTGCATGTTCGTCACCGACGAAAGTTGCAGTTCCAGAAACCGCTTGTTGGTCAAATGTATTGAAAGCTGAACCAGCTAATGAATACAATGAACCAATGATTTCTTGGTCGATCTCTGCAGTAATCTCTTGAGCTAATGCTGCCATGATTTCTGCTTCGATGTCGATACCTTGTTGTGCTTGAGCATCTTGAGCTGCTTCGAAGGTCCAGTTAGCAGATAATTTTCTGCTCTTTGCTTCTACAGTTTGCTTCAAGATTTGGATAGATAGTTTTTTACCACCTGTACCTTCTAAAGCTGATGTAGCACCTGCTTTAGTAGTTGAGTTGTCGCCAGAATATGCTTCTGCGATTTTGAACGGTGATAAAGCTTCTTCACCAGCAGTAGTTGTAGTTGTACCGCTTGATGCTTCTGCGTATCTTACTCTTAATGTGTGGATTTGTCCCACAGGGCCAGTCATTGGCTGTACGCCTACTAATTCGTTGGCGATTACAGTTGGCATAACCCTTCTAATTACTGGTAGAATTACTCTGTTTAGAGTAGCAACGTTACCTGCAGAAGTAGCTCCAGTTGATGCTGATTCATTGATATACTTTCTAGTATTTTCAAGAGTCACATCCATAACAGATTTTCTGTTACCTTTTAGCCCTTCTAACAATGCTGCTTTCGTTTCTGACCAGCGTGCTTCTGTTAGTTCTGACATTTTATTTGTCTCCTATTTGTTTTTGTTTATAAACCGGCAAGTCTTCGAATTTCAAATATATTGTTATCGAACACTTGTCTAACGTTAGTTTGTTTTTTGTCGCCTGTTACTTCAGTGCCTTCTTTTAAAGCCTGTTTCTTCGCTGGTTGCGTACTGCCGTTGATTACTGATGGCATGTACTTGTCAAAAGCTGATCTTAATTTTGCTGTTTGAACTGATTCCAGTAAGTTTTTCATTATTTCTTTTTGTTCAGAGTTAAGAGGAGCTGTAAGCTCACCAATAACTGCTGATCTCTCTGCTGCATCTTTCACCGCTTTGATTTCAGCATCTTTTGCTTCGATCAACTTGGCATTCTCTTGTGCAGCTTTTTTCGCATCTTCTATTTGTTGGTCTTTGATTTTGACCACTTTTAGAAGTTTAGATGTTTCAGATTTTTCATTCAAGTAGCTTGAAGCATACTCTTCTGAAAACGTCTCAAACAATCTGCGTCCAAAGTCGTTTTTACGAGCAGAATCAATGTCTTCTTTCAGCTGGCCAATTTCTTTGGTAAGAACTTTGCTAACTGTTTCAGATACAACTTTTGAACTCTTTTCGATAAAATTCTTACGAACTTTAGCAAAATGTTCTTTGGCTTCTCTGATCAGACGTACTTTGGTTTCTGCTAGGTCTTGTTTGTCTTGATGAAACTCTGCAATTTCTTTAGATAGAGCTTCTACCACAAATTCTTCCAGTTTGCTGAAGTTTTCAGACATAACTTTCTGATCTGCGTGTAGTTCTTCGATTTCCGCTGCAAGTCTTTCAAACACAAAACTTTTTAGTGCATTTGTATTTTCACGGATGGCCACTGCGTATTGTGCTTTGGCTTCTGCTAATTGTTTGCGATCGTCTGCAAATTCAGCAATTTCCGCTGCTAATTTTTCTGACACCAACTTGTCCACAGCATCAACTAGTTGCTGTTTGTCGTGTGCATATTTCTTAGCAAACTCTTCACGTAGTTCTGCTGTGGCCGCCACTTTATTCTCATTGATTTTGGCTTCCCAAGCAGCTTCGATTTCAGCTCTGATCTCTTTGGAAACAACATTGTTTTCAAAAAGTGATTTCAGTGCATCTAACATTATATTTTCTCCTATTTGTTTAACGGAGTTTACTGATGATATTCACCAGTTGTTCCTTTAAGTATTCTTGTGCCTGTGTGTCCCTTGCGATGTTTAAAGCTCTATAACCACCTTTGCTGTTTAAAAGGTGTTCATAAATTGGTGTAGGATATGCTCCCGGAGCTGACGGTTGAGCCACTATATCCACTGTGATGATTTCAAAATCACTCACTTGTCCGGATCCGTCTTCTTTGACGTTGCCTGAACCACGCGATGAAACTCCTAGTTTGACTCCGCTTTCCAGCATGGTCTTGACTAGTAGTCCCATCGGCGTAGGTAATATTTTTAGTTTTCCGTGTCCATTCGGGCCGTCCATCCACATACTTGTGAGCATGTGACTCACACGGTCCAAATTAATATTAAGTCCTTCTGGATGATCCACTTCGCCCAACACTGAATAACCACCTGTGATCTGATCGTTGAGTGTGTTGACAGCCCTACTGATTTCACTAACAGGATACACTCTTTGGTTGGCGTTTTTGACACCTCCCTGAATGCAGATACCTTTCATGTAAAGGCTCTTACCCCCGTTTTTGTCTTCTGTAGACTCCACGACCAAACCTGCCTGGTCGAATGTCAATGTTTCGCGTAGTGTTAACATCTTTTCTTTTATAAGTCCTTAACGTTACTACTTGCTACCCAAAACGCTGGTCGAATTGTCCGACTTGTCAGCAGTTTCTGGGCCTTTGGCTTTTACCAACTTGATAGATGCGCCTGGCACGTTTATGTTGCCTGCGTCATTTTTCTCAGCTTTTGGAGCTGGTCTACCTTTTTCCTCTGAACCCACGATATCAACGGCTTTTCCGCCCATTGCTTTCGCTTGCTTTGGAGTTGGAGATTTAGCGTTGTCAGAATGGTCAGCATGTTTCACTGCCACTTTGTCCACGTATTCTCTCATTTTTTCTCTTTCGCTTTTGTCTTCAGATTGTATTGGCTGTGTGCCAAGTGCGGAAGTTGCCACTGGTGCCACTTCCTCTGCATTTGGTTGAACTTCTGTAGCCACGGCTTCTTTTTCAGCTTCTTTATCGCCTTCACCGTCTTTGGCATGTTCTGGTTCTTTAGCTTCGTCTGACATTAATTTTTCAAACTCAGCTTTTAGTTCTTCCACTGCATCTTCTAAATCAACTATTTTGTCTTCCATGTCTGCAGCCGCAGGTTTTTCTTCACCTTTGTCTTCAGCATCTTTTTCGTCTTCGATGTCAGCGATCATGTCGTCTGTGGCATCTCCGCCTACTTCAGCAGTCACCGGAGCAACTGCAACTGGAGCAACTGCTTCTGGAGCAATTGTTTCAGCAGCAACTTCTTCAGTAGATTCTTTTTTCATTTCTTCTTTAGAATCTTCTTTGTCTGCTTTTTTCATTTCTTTATCTTTTTTAGCTTCTTCCACAGCAGTTTCTTCCACTGCGATTTCAGCTAAATCTGATTCTAATAAATTTTCGTAGATCGAGCGTGACTTCTCAACAACTATTTCATGAAATAGTGCTTCAGCACCAGCTCTGTCATCTGCGGTAAGTTTTTCAAGCATTTGCTCGAATTTATTGTTTGCATTGTCTGACATTTGTGTCTCCTTTTTTATTGGTTAGTTTAATGATAAGGCTGTCGTCTTTATTTAACAAAATTTTTAAAAAGTGGGTAGATATAGGTCGATTTTGAGTGATTTTATACAGGTTTTGGTCTGCAAAAACTGTTTCTAAAGTCTGACACAGTGATTTCGGAATAATTGCGATATTTTTTAAAATCTTCTGCTTGATAACCCAATCCATCATCTGAAACCACCCTAATATACTGATTTTTGGGGTTTTTCTGTATCACAATGCCGGTTTGACGCTGCCAGTTGCCGTGATAAGTGGCTGGATCTGTGTTTTTGCGATAGTTTCTTGTGCCGCCATACATATTATTAAGTTTGCCTTCTGCAGTGCCCACATAGTCAAATCCCAACATATAAAGTGTGGTGTGCTGGTGAGAAGTGGCCAACCACAGTGCTGTGGGTCCTGAACTCCACCCTTGACTGGGCTTAAAAAAGTTCAATCCTTTGAATTTTTCCATGTTTTTGTTGGGATTGGTCCACACCTGATGATGCAATTGCCAGTTGTTTTCACAGATTTCCACTATCATTTTGGCATCCACTGCCACTAAAAAGTCCGGTTCAAACTCACGATACAGTGCATTGCAACCATAAATTTTGCCCCATTCACGCAGATGATCCAGCTTGATAGGCTTGCGGCTGGTGCCATTGCCCAGTACGAATGCTGTGCTCATAGGATTATGCTGCTGGTTGAGTGCTAGCGATGCTGTACATCTGTCTCACAAATTCTAACTCTTTTTGCTGTTCATTGCTGTGAAACTCACTGGCTTTGCGAGCTCTGTTGATCTGTCTCAGCGTTAATTTGGTTTTGCGAGTGTCGTCAGAATTGATAATGGATTGATCATACTGGGGATCATACATTTTGTGATCCGCAGTATTCACATCATTCTTATCAAAATAGAAAATTTCACGCAGTAGCATGAAATTATTTATGCTTAGGCAGTGGGAGTTTCGCCTGGTGTGGCAGTGCCTGGTCCAGCAGTGCCTGGTGTGGCAGTGGGTTCAACTGGTGCTGTGGTTTCTGGTTCTTGAGCGGCCAAATCTTGTTGTATGTTGGCAGATGTTATGCCAGCACTTCTCATTTCAGCAGCTGATGTGGTAGGTTTCACTTTGAATTTCTCATCATTCTCTTCACGCCATAATCTTTCATTTTCGGCCAATTCATCTGCACTCATGCCCAAAAATCTCATCAGTGCATATCTGTTGCTGATGTAAGGCAATGCTGCCACTTGACTGAATGTTTGTATTCTATTATTGTCCAATTCTGCCTGTCTATAGGATGCAAAGTTTTGTGGAGTTTGGAATTTGATATCAAACATGCTCACGTCAATGTTGACTCCTTTGTCCAGCAAATATTTTTTAAAATCATTGTTGAATTCATCAGTGATAAGATTCTGTAATCTTTCACAATAGTTGTTGAATCTCAATTCTTGAATGTATGCTGTGCCCACTCTACCATCAGTGTACTGTGCATTGCTGTCATCTGGACCTGTGGGCAAATATGAGCTGGGAATACGCAATCCACGCAATAGTTTATTGGTAAAGTACTTTAAATCATCAATTTCACCAAGATTGGTACCACCTGGCAGTGTTTCCACCTTTGATCCACGACCTTCTGCTGTTTGTGGAAAGAAAAAGTCTTCATTGATGGATAAAGGATTGTATGCAGAATCTATCACATTGGTTCCACCACCTGTGCTGGATGGAATACGTCTTTGATGAATTTCTGTTTTGACTCTCTCCACAAACTGCATGGCCAAGTGACTGGGCATATTACCCACATCCACGTAGAACACACGTCGTTCTGGAGCTCTTTGTACTCTGTAAATAATGATTGCATCTTCCAACAATTCTTTTTGTTTGTACACTTTAAATATAGATTCCAACAGTGAATTTCCAAACGGGAAATTATTGTCCAATCCTTCGCTCAAACTCAAATGAATCACATGTTCAGCATTCACAGCAATTTCTTTCATGTCAGTGGCAAATCTTGTGCCAGTCTGCTCAGGAGCCATGCCCACCATGCCACGCACACCACCTGTGAGATAACCTGCTCCACCTGCTGTGACATTGCCTGTGGTTTGGAATGGAGTGGTGGCCACCATCTCTTTGAAATTTAAATTCATGTCTCTGATGATGTACTGTTCGGGTTTTTTGCCTTCAGATTCATTCACAATGATCTTGGTCACTTTGGCAGGATCCACATGGAACCAACGTTTGGTTTCTGGATCTTTGATAAAAAATGCATCACCGTACTTGAACACATTACGGAATATTCTAAAAATTCTCTTGTTAAAATTGTTCAGTTTGCACCACTGCTGTAGATATTGTTTCAATATGTTGATTTCAGAGTTGGTGGCTTTCTGTTTGAAATTGAATTTAAAGTTGGTGTCGTTCTGTTTGTTCAACTGTGAACAAAATTCTGCTAGGATGTCCAATGCTGCATTCACTTCGGAATCCAAATCCATGGTGTTGTATTGACCATATCTCTCCACTCTGTTGGGAGATCCCACGTACACATCTGGCAGATATGAACTGTAGTTGGTCTTGGCTGGTCCAGCCAAACGCCCTGTGCGAGTGTAGATTTCGTTGTCACTCACTTGATTAAAATATCTTTTCCAACTCATGTATTATATTTCTCCAACTGCTGCAGCAGTGTCTCTTTGATATCTCTTGCTGCCTTCCAACACGTAAAGAACTTCTTTCATAGTCATATTTAACTCATCCAGCTTTTCAGCTGAAGTTTTTCCTGATGAAGACACAGCACTGGTCATACCAGACTGTACTTTTGTAAAAGATTCACCTAGGTTATTCAATGCTTCAGTATAGCTGCCTAATCTATCTATGTCAAGAGAATCCAGCGTGGCATTGATATTTTTGGCAAATGATTCTGTTCCTGCAAAGGTATTGCCAAAACCACCGCTAGTGCCCAATAACATCATGGCACTTGCCAATTCTTTCACTCCTTCACCTACACTTTTTAATCTATCACCATCAACTTCTGCCACTTTGCCCAATCCTGTGCCCAATTTCTCCAGAGCACCACCCATGAGCCATGTGGCACCAGCCAATGCTCCTCCTAAAGCTAATATTCCTAGTGATAAAACTCCTATTGCTTTGGCTGATGCTACAGATCCTACAGCGCCTGCCACTTTGCCCACAGCAGAAGCACCACCTGCTTTGGAAGCTGCGGCTGCACTTGAACCTGCTCCACCTGTTCCTAACAGGTTGGCAGCACCACCCAGCATTCTTCCACCCATTGCTTTGACTCCACCAACTGCTGCTCCTGCGCCTCTGTAAATTCCATAGCCCATTCCAATTCCCAATATTACTTTAATCACTTGAGATAAATCTCCCATTTTTGTGGTGACAGCACGAACAACATCGCCCAAGTATTTGAACGGTGTGGCGATAAAAGTTAACAAAGCGGACAATCCACTCAATCCTCCAGATACTAATTCTAACAGAGGACTTATGACTAATATTAGAGCATTTCTAAATTTTGCCAATTGACTGTCAAAATTGGCCACTGCTTTGGTGGCATCTTGTTGTGCTTGCATTTGTTCTTTGGTGGCTTCAGCAGCACCTATTTGATATTCTGTCAATCCCAATAATGAAGCCTGTGCCAGATACATTTCATTGCCTGTCACTGCTGCAGCCGTGGCCAATCCTTGCAATTGTCCTCTGTTGGCTTCTGCTCCGGCAGCTGCTCTTCTCACACCAGCAGCAAATTCAGCACTGCTCACAGTGCCGTTGCGTACTCCTGCAGCCAAAGATGACAGCTCTGGTGATGTGCTGGCCAACATTCTGCCAAACTCGCTCACTGGTGCTCCTCCAGTGACAATCATTTCTTCAATGGCTGATTTCAATCTAGGATCTGCCTGACCCAATCCAGCAATGATCTGCTGTAGGTTGGCCTGTGCGTTTTTGTCCATGGTGGCCATGAGAGATTTTAATTTTAAATCCTGTGCTTGACGTTTGAGTTCTTCGCTGGCTTGTTTTCTGCTCAAACCTGTGACTCGAGTCAACAGATCCAATTGCAACAGATAATCTTTGCTGCCATCAGCTAACTCTTGAGTGCTCATTTGTTGAGCTTTGCCCAATTGAGTCTGTATTTCCAAATAGTCTGTGATGTAATCTGTGGTTTCTTCCATGGTGAAACCCAATCTGCTCAGTGTGGGTTGGAAATTCATTTGAATGTTTCTGCTGATGGCTGTGAATGCTTTGACACCTCGGTTCACATTGCCGCCCAATAGACTGAATGTATTGGTGTTGGCCAACACTTGATCTTTGAATATGTCCAATGTCAGTCCTGCTTCAATGGCTGCCATGCGTGATCCAAAAATTCCTGAACCAAAATCAGCACCCACTTGACTGAGTTCTCTAAATCTCACTATCTGACGATCCACTTCATTCACCAAGGCCTGCAGGGCTATGCCCAATGCTGCTGCGCCTGGTCCCATCACTGCCATAAAACTGGTGATGCTCTGTGTGAGATCGCCAATTTTGTTGCCGGATATCAGCAGCGAATGTCCAAAATCATAAATGGCTTTGCTGGCCACTCTGCCTCTGTTGTGCAATTTTTCAAATTGATTTTCGGTTTGTTTGATGTCTTTTCTCAGATCATTGAGATCTTTGGGAGTTTGGCGTGCTATTCTAGCAGTGGCACTGGCAGTGGCACTGCCGCCTGCAGCTCCACCGGACATGGCTTTGAGCAGCAGTTGCAGTGTGGCTTCCGTGGCTGCACCTTTCAGTATAGCACCATCCAGTTCACCACCGCCTTCTATGCGTACTTCTGCCATTAATTAAATACCCAGTTAATTCCGACTATAAATATACACACATTATAAAAATGTGTGGTTTGCACACTTATTTATACGGAGGTAATAATGCCAGAAAACACAAAAATTCCAGCTGCTCAGAATCCTTTACAGAAGTATTTTAGACAGCCCAAAAACTATCTTAGACTGCCCAGCCGAGGCAAATATTATCCTCAAGGCACTCTGGACATGCCAGTCACTGGTGAATTGCCAGTGTATGCCATGACTGCCAAGGACGAATTGACTTTCAAAACCCCTGATGCACTGATGAACGGTCAGGCCACAGTGGACGTGATACAAAGTTGTGTGCCCAACATCAAAAATGCTTGGTTCATGCCCAGCATTGACATAGATGCTGTGCTGATTGCCATCAGATTGGCCACCTATGGTGAAAAATTAGATGTGAATATCACAGTGCCCAACACCACCATCAAAAGAGATTACACCATGGATCTACGCACAGTGCTGGATGATCTGTTGCTGGCCAAATTTGAAGAAGAAGTCACAGTGAATGGAGTACGCATCAAAGTGAGACCTCTCAGCTACAAACAGTTCACTGATGGTGCTATCAAAACATTTGAAGAACAGAGAATCTACAACATAGTGAACGACGACAAAATGGACGAACAGACCAAAGTGAACATGTTTCATCAGAGTTTTAGAAAACTCACAGACATCACCATCGCCATGGTGGCCAACAGTGTGGTGAGCGTGGAAGCCGAAGGTCAAACAGTGGAAGATCCCAAATTCATTGCGGAGTTCATTGAAAAAGCTGACAAAAATTTCTACACCAGCATAGTGGATCACATCACTGCTCAACGCACAGGATTCAGCATCAAACCACTCCGAGTGAACAGCACCGAAGAAGACATCAAAGCTGGCGCTCCCAAAACATTTGAAGTGCCGGTGACATTTGATCAGTCAAATTTTTTCGCATAAGGATCTTGACCAAGTCTCTGCCGGAAATTTTAAAGGAAGTTGAGGTCCTAGACAATGAGACACGCAATTTCAAAATGGAATTGATGAAATTGTGCTGGTTCATGCGTGGCAGTGTCACAGTGGAAGATGCATTTTTGATGACTGTGGAGGATCGCGAAATTCTCAGCAAAATCATCAAGGAAAATTTGGAAACCACCAAAAAAAGCGGATTGCCGTTCTTTTAATCGCCCAGCAACCAATCAAAAACCAAATAATATATTTTAATGAGTTCCTTCGCCATGTAAATAATCTTACGATGAGAGTGTATACACAGAGCAACGTGAATCACACCATACCGGACAAGGCCATTTGGTTGCCTTGTGTAACCACTGAATCAGTGGCACACGATCCTGCTGTGGCTCAGCCACTGCTGATCACACACATCGCTGCCCTGCAACACTATCTGCACCCCATTACCGAATTGTTGAGTGAACCCATTGAGTGTGTGGGACGCCACACCGCGGAGAGATTGAGACAGTGGGGATTCGAAAAGATCCTGTGCCATCTCAGAGCTGCAGAGATTGAGATCCATCAGCCCACCACGTGGTTGCGTGGTGACCACTATGCCAGAGATTTTGCTGTGGATGCACGTGTGACCGCAATTCAAACCTATCAGAGCACACTGAATCACAGCAACATACAAAAATTGTTGAGCACCGATCCCGACAGCATACATGTGTACAGTGCCAAAGTGCTTGCACAGTTGCAGACCAGATCCTGGCCTCACACCACTCTGTACACAGTGCCTTCGGCACCTGCGGACGAAAATTTGTGGCAGCGTGTGCTGCAGTTTGATCCCAGCGATTCACTCAACACTCACACCATCAACTGAAAGGCCAACTATGGAAATTGTTTTGGGAATTTTTGTGATTGTGATGGCAGTGTACATAGTATTTTACAACGACCAAAACTAATCAACTCAGGAGACCACAATGATAGAACACATACTGAGCATATCCACATTGTTGCTGATCATAGCAGTGGCACTGCACATCGTCAACTCCGACAACAATAAAACCACAGAAGAGGACTGGCGCAACGTCAAGTAGTGGACGAACTCAGTTCGTCCAAGTCATCGCTGCGCTCTGACTGTTTGAATCAGTCTAGTTGCGAAGCAACTGCTCGCTCATACAGATAGCGGATCCATACTTCTCCCAGTGTCGGGAGAAGTTCGACGTCATACGAGATGAGCACGCCATCTTGA